AATGTAGTGTTGATGATGGTCAGATTATTTGCGAGTTGCAAGGCGTTTATCGCGTTGTTGACGAGGCAATTATTTCACACTGGTTTTCACCTAAACCACCAGTAATCACTTAGTAGGAAATGGCTTTTATGTATACGAAAGAGTTACATGGTGATAATTGGTGGTTAAACCTCAATGGTAAATCATTAGCGTGTTTCAGTAATGAAAAAGAAGTCGATGCGATAATTGAGCTTCAAGAATCCGTAGATGATTCGAATACTAGTGCGTTTGGTGATGGTTGGTATGATGGTTTTTTAGAAGCTAAAAGACTTGATGAAGACAAAGACTTTTATCTTGATGATATTAAGGAAGATGAAGTTCGTGAAATGTCTGAACATGCCGAGTCAGAACACGCAGAATTAAAAGCGAAAGCGGCTTGATTTTAACAATTTTTAATATGGGAAACTTTGATGATTACTGAAGATGATAAAATAAAGCTAGTTGATTCAATTGTCGAGATGGCCGTTGTAAGTAGGACGCATCCTTATAGAGTTTTAAATCAAATGGTAGATATGTATGACTTCCCTAAACATCAGGCTCAAAATCTTATTTCTGAGTGCAAATTAATACTAAAAGGTAGAGCTGAAGAACTACCTTTCAACTTTAACTAACGTATGGGAAACTTTATGTCTCAACATAGATACAGAATAACGGAATTATTAGAGCGATTACCAGCTGCTTTGCTTGATGCTTATCATCATAATCCAATATTTCACAACTTAGTTCAAAAAGCCGCTCAGGTTGAAATGTCTTATGTTGAATTTTTGGAAATGACAACTGAGTATTTTATTAATTTACAGAAGCATGAAACTGACCGAAAAATTAATGAAGCAATGCGCTCAACTCATGGTGAAACTAGATGTAGTTGTGGGGCTGTTTTATTATACGGTAAAACTCACATTAATTGCCCTGACGGCAAGTAGGAAACATGTGAAAGGCATTGAAAAACTTTGATGAATAAAGTTAATTTCCATCCGGTAAATGAATACCGGATGGAGTAATATGCTTTATTTTAGTTCATTAAATTACAAACCACCCCCTGGGCCACCTCCATCTTTACCATTATGATTATGAAGTCTTACACCTCCAATCGAACCACCTATATAAGTATCAGCTTGCTCAACATCTAAAACAACGATAGTTAATGGCGCTAAAATAACATCAACACTTGTAACAACAATACTTGGGGATATTACGTCACCAACTAATAAATCCTCTGCTTGTCGATAAGCCCATATACTTTCACGTTTTGTTAAATACCGGTGTTTTCTCGCGCTTTTTTGTTCAGCGTTTACCAACACATAATCTGGTACATCAGCCAAGTGAACCGTTACTATTTCCGGTTCTTTATGAGTGGTTTGCAGATTATCAGTGGTCCATTCATACCATAGTGGATCTGTACTTTCATCTGGCAATGTTAACGGATGCTCAGACTGTAATTTCATCCCAACTTCAAGATCAGAACCTAAACAAGTTGTTCCATCGTTCAATAAATATTCGCTATCTTCACTGAGACAGCCTGTATCAACGAAATTTTCAGCATGTAAGTACCAGGTCACTTGATGACTCACTGTTTTTCCTGCCTGAGTTGCATAAAGCGTAGCCCCAAAATAGCTTTCATGTTCCCAATTCGTTGTATTATTACGGGTAATGTTAATAATAACTTTGGCCTGTGTTGCTGTGTAGTAGGAAGGGTTACCAACTACTGCAAATGTACAGCCAACCCCGCTAGGTGATGAATTACTAGCCGCGCTTATGCTGTAACTTACACTGCCAAATGCGCTATCAATCGACGAAGGTAACGGAAAACTAACGTATAAATACAAATCAGAATTAGAATTACCTGAATTCTGCGTTGCATTACTGCTAGAAGAACCACCCCACGCTAGTGGATTAGCCTTAGTCCCTATAGCCTGTTGAGTTTGTGAACTACTATCATAAACAGACGTTGTAGTTACTGCCGAAAGCGGGAAATCTACCGGTCCATATTCATACCACCTAGCCCTAGAACGTCCTTCCCAACAGCCCCTAGTTTGCGTAAATGTTTGACCAACTGGTTTAGTATTTGTAGCCGGTCCCCAAACACTACAACTCCACCTTCTGCCATCATCATAAGCTCCACCAAACTTCTCCGTTAGCACCCTAGAAAGACTTGTGTAAGTTCTAACATGATCAACGTAACTAGAAGCCCCTGTATTTCTTATCGTGCCTGTAATGCTATCTCGTTCACGTGGTTGGCTCGTTACTCGCTCATTTCGTTTTTTAGTCTGATATTGAGTTAAATTACCTGCCGGTGTGCTATTTACTGGCACAGGCAACCAATCCCCATAGTAATACCCTGTTATCCAAGCATTAGTAATTAAAGCAGCATAAGAAGACCAGGAACCGATCCCCGTTGCCGCTCTGCTTTCAGAATTAGTAACACGAATAGAGCGGGTTTTATTTGAAAGCTCAAAATATGCACCGCCATAGGTGTAATCTCGGCTAGCCCATTGTTGCTCAATACAACTTCTGTATTGAGTAAATGCTACGTTATAGCCTTGTGTATTGGTAGCCGGTGTCCAACCATAACAACTAGAATGCGAGCCGCTATCAGTCCAGTTACCAATATTTTCAATAAGTGTTCTCGTATTGCTGGTATAAGTTCTAACATAATCAACGTAACTAGAAGCCCCTATATTTCTTATCGTGCCTGTAATGCTATCTCGTTCACGTGGCTGAGTAGTAACCCTTTCATTTCGCTTCTTAGTTTGCGATTGAGCTAAATTACCTGGAGCTGTTGCATCTGTTAGTGCTGGCAACCAAGTACCATAATAATAGCCTGTTATCCAAGCATTAGTTACGGTTGCAGCATAAGAAGACCACGAACCTATCCCCGTTGCTGCTCTGCTTTCAGAATTAGTAACGCGAATAGAGCGGGTATTATTTGAAAGCTCAAAATAAGCATTTTCATAGGTGTAATGTCGACTAGCCCATTGTTGTTCAATACAACTTCTGTATTGAGTAAATGCTAGGTTATAACCTTGTGTATTGGTAGCCGGTGTCCAACCATAACAACTAGAATGCGAACCGCTATCAGTCCAGTTACCAACATGTTCAATAAGTGTTCTCGTATTGTTGGCATAAGTTCTAACATGATCAACATAACTAGAAGCCCCTTTATTTCTTACCAAGCCAGAGATACTATCTCGTTCGCGTGGTTGGGTCGTTACTCTCTCATTTCTTTTCTTAGTTTGCGTTTGAGCTAAATTACCTGGGGCTGTTGCATCTGTTAGTGCTGGCAACCAATCACCATAATAAATATCTGTTAACCATGAATTAGTAATTAAATCTGTATGAGCAGACCAAGAACCAATGCCCGTTGCTTGTCTTGAGTCATGTGTCCCTCTAAGTTCATCTCTAGTACCGTTGGCAATTGAGTAAGATTTTTGTACAACACCTGAAACAACTAACTCATATTGTACGGTTCTTTCTTGGGGTTGGTAACACGTTCTATCCTGAGTAAATACAACACCAAAACCCATCATATTGGTAAGCGGTTCATATTCGCCAAAAGTATGATGTACACCAACATCAAAATAATTTCCGTATCTACGGGTAAGATTTCGCGGATCGCCATCCGTTATGATAGTTTTATCTGTTGTAACCGGAAGCCCTACATTTTCAATAACTAAAGAGCCGCTATGTTGTCTACGCGCTTGAGTAATTGTTCTCTCAGTTTGTGAAAACAATTGAACTTGTCCGATATTTAAACCAATGTCAGCCGTGGGTATCGGGTGCCAATCTTGCGATAAAACAGGGTTGCCGATCATACTAATATCAACCAAGCTTTCTATCGCTCCCCAGGTCCCGCGATACCATAAATCAATGCCTTCAACGTTAAGCTGATCCGTAGGAACACCGTTCACATTAACATCAGTAATTGTTGCCCAATCTATACCTAATATCTCACTCATTCGATAATCTCTTAACTGGTTGTAATGTTCACCACGCTACCAACAACGCTTATTTTTACCCCGCCTAAAACTGTGGCTGATGCTGCAGGTAAACTATAAGCCGGTGGGACAACCCATTGACCATCTTGACGTAAATACTTAGTTATTCCTGATCCACCTTTTGTCACCATGCCATCTTCAGTTGCACTTAAAAAAGGCACATTATCTATTTCACTATTAAAATCATGACTATGAGCAAGTACAACATCACCACTTAATGGTTCGTCTGCAACAAGTGAAGATAGTGATGAGTTAGCTGTGTTCTCTAATAATGTGTTACCACTGGTCTTTGTTACCACTGCTTTTACACGATAATAAAGTCCGTCATTGGTACCGATAGATTGAGCCGCTGATACGTGAATTTCACCTTCAATTAAAATATCAGGGTTATTTGAAGGTCCGGTAATTTGTACAAATGGGTTGGTAGAATAAGTTTGTACGCTACCCACTGCGACAAATGCTTCCCACGTCAAATCATCAACACTTGTTTGGTAATAAAACTGAACGGTATAGGTTATCGCTGGTTCGTTATGCTCTGTTTGTCCAGGGGCGCCTGACAACAATTGACTATATGTAGCATTACCTTGTAGCTTAGCTTGAATACTGGCCCCACCAGAATGAATGCTCTCGTTTGTTATTTCAAAACTGCCATGTAAAAACGATTTGTCTCCTGAATAAACAATAGTCCCACCGGTTGAAGCTGTTGGTTCTTTCAAGCCTAAGCGCGATCGCAAATGTGCTAGACCGTCCGATGTAAAGAAGTCAGCATTATTAATAATGTTATCTGCTAAACTTCCACGTAGATATAATTCAGCATTCCCATCTTCACCAACTCTTGTTCCAAAAAGTAAATTATTACTTTCATTGTAAACGGAAAGTGGGATCGCCCCATTTGTCAATTGCGCTCGCAGACCTGATTGAGCCGTAGCGATAAGTGCACCGTAAATTGAACCACCGGTTAAGGTACCTAAATTAGCAGAAATAGCCGATAAAAATTCAACCGCTAATTTTTCAGCCGCGACAGTACCATTAATGAATTGATTTCCGTCATGCACTTGCCCAAGCTCAACCCAATTTGCACCGTCGAAATACTTTGTTTCTGAGAACTTTTTGGCGCCATTATATAACGTCACCTTGTCTCTTATTGTTCTTGATAAACCTTCGTTTGATACCGCTAAATTAGCTTGAGTGTTTGACCACTGATCATCCCCTGGTGAAGCTATAGCGGAGATGTCTCTATAAAAATCCTGACTTCCTCTTAACCCTCCAGGTCCTGGGATTGTGCTACTAGGACCAATGGGACCCTTAATGATATATTGTGTAGGTTCAGACCAGCCAATATTAGTCCAATCAACACCATCATGAACATAAATTCCTTTTGATACCCATGTTGTTTTTCCATCAACGTAAACAGGATCCGTAGAATACCCAGTCGGGATGGTTTCACTGCTTCCATCATAGCTCCCACCGGCTGGCTTTGTTGGCTTTGCTTCACTGCTTCTAAATATTAAAGAGGTATGTGTACCATTCTTACCATTTGCTCCATCATCATAGTCTTCGCCCTTTTTAGGGGTTAATGCATCAAAGGTATCGACAGGTATATCAACCAAAACGTCTGAAAATATCGATGTGTCTTTGTCAGAAATAGCAGCAACTGACGCTCTGTATTTTCCTGAGGCTAAACCCGTTAAATAAAGTTCATCTTCTGACGTTCTAAAGCTATTAATTAAAGTCGTTGATTCATTAAGGTGTAATGACGTTGAACCAAAGGCAGAGAACCACATATAATCTTTTGCATTTACTGACTTCTCAGACGCGCGTTTATTTAACGCTATACCGATATAGCTACTTCCAGCATGTGTATCGACTGGAGATGAGCCTTGTAAATCATTGGAGTATTTCACCCATAAAAAACGAGGCTCTCCCTGCAGACCTGTCACTTGATAACCGTTTATCTGGTCAATAACTTGAAATTGATAATCTGCAGGGTTATTAGACTTTACTGTACTTTTTTGATGAAAAGAAAATCCAATAGCACTTTTACCCGTGGCTGAATTAGATAAATTCGTGCCCGATAAATCATCTGCATATTTAACCCAAACATGATCACCATTATTATCAAATATTTTAACTAAGGCTTCAGTTTCAACCCCTATATTTTTTTTCTTCCAGGACAACAAACCATGATTGATATTTTTAACTAACGGGCTATAAATTAATCCGTCAACTGCAGGTAGAACTGTTGACAATACTTCTGGCACTGAATAAGGCGTTCTCGTTTTTGGTACATACAACACACGACAAACAGCAACCCCCAAATCTATCTCTTCAATAGACTTTCCTCTGTATTTCGAATTATAACCTTCGGGTTTTTCATGACAAAAACCAAATTTAGCAATAATATTGCCTTGTAAGATAGGATAGTTTGCATCAACTCCGTCGATTAAAAACACGCAGCAACCAGGGGCACCACCACCTCCAGTCCCGCTGTTATAGCCAGATACTGTTACGCCTAAAGCACCATCTTCACCGCTTAAGTCTATTTGACCAGATACGCCAAAACCTACACCACGACTGATAACAATTAATGATCCCCCTCCTTGCCCTCCAGAGCCACCGTCTTGCTCAGTAACATTATAATTTGTGTTTGCTCCTTTAGGTCCTGTAGTGCCCGACATTTCAATCGGTAATCCGCTAAATACTCCTGCATTATTAATAATATTTAACGATGGAATAACGCTGTTGTAACCAGTAATCACATCACCTTCAACGTCACTAATACTGTTGGAAGCGGTTATGACAGAGAAGCCACCAGAGGATCTCGTTGTGCCTAAATATTTTGAAAACGTATTGCTGGTTGTTTTTATTATTCCATCAACCTGCAGATGACCTAAAATTCGTAATTCAACATTACCAATCACGTTTAACACTTTATTGGCAGGTACCGTGAAATCGCCAAGGTGATAAAAGACAGTTCTTTGCCCAGGTATGCCGGTCAATGTACCGTTTGTTTGTAACGCACCTGCAGAAACACTCAAGAGTGAAGCAATATTTTGCCCTGAAGGATAAAAGTCATCTGGTAATTCTGCCGATGCACTCACATCATCATCAACAACTTCACTAGCTTGTTCTGATGAACCAAAAAGAGATGCGGTAATGTCACCCGTTGTTTGGTTTATGGATATTCTTTGTATTTCGAATGAACGATCTAATGTATCAAAGCCTAAAAAATCGCGCTGGTTAGGCAAGCGGACTCTTAGAATATCGCCTACTTCAACATCGTTCATGCTAGGCATTAATTTCACATCAATAAATAAAGGGGGGCCTGCATAACGGTCACGTAACGCATTGAAGGAATTCTTTACTGTTGACATAGTATGCCGGCTCGAATGCAACCCTTTAAAACTTAAACTGTAACTAGAGCCCTTACCATGTTTGTTGATGCTTTTAGCGTCGAGCAAGGTATGCTTTCTGTAATATTGAGCCTTTTGTCCATCAAATTGCATATAAGCCCAGCTGATAGACAATTCATTGTATATTTTGCTGTTGTCATATTTAATTTTGCCATGACTGATAATATTATCTTCGTTTAATTCACCAATCGCGTCGGCATTACTTAGTACACCTGCCATGCGTTTCAATGAAATACGCCCATCAGCAAGCACAGGCATAAACATCCCCAGCAATAAACATATTTCTTTTTCTATGAAGGTTTTTCCATCAATTTTTGTCAACCCTTCAAAACGAACAATAAATCCTTTTGAAAAATCTGTTTGATCAAATAAATCGTCCCCAACTTGGGTGAACGCATCGATATTGACATCTCCTGGTAATAAGCCTAAATGCCAAGATTCAGGCAATGTACCACCACCAATTATTTCACCTGTTAGTAACGCATACGCGAGTGCTGGACCAGGTAACTCAATATAGATATATTCTTCAATTATTACACCGTTATCATCACCAGAATTTTCTGGAATAATATGTGCTATATCGTTGGTACCAAAAAGACCTCTAACAACACCGGTAAACGATGTTGCTGTTTTACCGCTAACTCGCACAATTTCAAAATTATCACCTTTCTTTATTTTTAAATAAAGATATCGGCCGGTTGGCATATCTGAAAATGAGCTAACATGATCACAAAAGTGAAAACCAGTCGTTTTGTTGACATTAATAACATCTGAACCCGCATCTAAATCACTGCTAAGTTGAGTTTTACTAATATCACATATATCTTTTCTCAGCGTTCTTTGAATGTCAGCACAGCGAATAGAGTAAACATGACTTTTATATGTGATTTCTTTATCAATTTGCTGAGTTTGCTCGAGGCGAAACTCTGCGAAGTCCATGTTGATCCCGCCTCTGTACAGCTTGACCTTTGTTCCTTTTGAACCTTCACCTAATGCATTAGCATTACGCAGTACTTGAGTCACAGCCCCATCAATATCAAGCAATGAAAAAGACATACTGCCAATCGTTGCCCGTCCTGCAGAGGGTTGTAAACTTTGCGAAATTGACGAGGTCTTTGTTAACGTGTCCGTAATGGTTCCGACAGGTAAATTCGGGATGTCAGCATGAGAAGATAAATACACCGGTGTAGCAAAACCTATCACTACAACTAACCGTAGATCTTTACTTGATGATTGGTTGAACACATTGAACTTTTGACTATTGTGACGCATTAATAAACCTGCTTAACTTTAAATGAAACAATAAAATAAATACCTTGTTCAGCTTCTTTGTAGCTATTGTCTACAAGCAGCATTGATAAGCGATCAATATTTACACTGCTCGATGCCGCATCGTCTGAATCAAGAATAAACGTCTCTGCAGCTGAACATGACGCAAACCATTCTCGCCACTTTTTAATTTTTGCTCGAGGGATCGGCTGAGTTTTGACTTTATAAATATCTTCAATATTATTGAGAACACCTTCTTCTTTACCAGATAGACTTTTGAACCTTTTTCCAATAGGTTTTGGCGCATAAGAAAATTGAGCTAAATTGTGCTGTATCTCACCAGGACCCCCGACGATTTTCCGCTTAGGTAAATAACTTAAATACATCTACTCAACCCCCGATAATTCTTTTGCTTGTCTGGTATGCGTTTCAATCAATACCGCATCAGTTGTTTCTATTTTTTCTTTAATATGTTCAAACATCACATCAGCATCGTTACCAATTAAGTCACCTTCAACAATAAAATAATTTCTAACGGCTTCTGTTTTGTTTTCACTGACAAGGTTGGAACTTAATTTGCTTTCTAGCCCTAAAGATTGAGGGCTAGGTATCGATGGAGTGCTTCCCGAACCAGAGCCACCAACGGAGCTAGAAATAGAGTTTCCACCTCCAAAACTTTGTTTTTTAATCATGTTGATTTGCTTTAAACCTGCCCCTAAAGTTAGTGCTGCAGGAACAGCGCCCCACGGCAGTCCACCACCATTATCAAACGCTTTTACGACTGCTGACGGTAAAGTAACTGCAGCATTCGCTAACGAGGCACTTTTCTGAATTTCGAACATCTTTTTACTTTGACGACTTTGTAAGCCACCCATCGTTTTAAAGATGCCGGTTGTCATCGAAAATATGGATTTATTTTCTGAATCTTTTAGTTTTTTGTGGGCTTTTGCATATTTATCTTTGAGTTTTAATTTTCGGTTTTCATAGTCTTGTTCTGTCAGAAGTTTACTATCGACAAGGGATCTATATTTACCAAGTTCTTCAAGATGCTGAGCGTCAAGTTTCTCGCTTTCCGTTAACCACTGCTCATCCATGCGCATGAGCTTGTTTTCGTTACGGGCAAGCTCTTGCGCTTCAATGGCGTCCAGTTTGGCTAGGTATTGCGCATTAGCTTGATTCGCAAGTTCACCATATTTAGCAGAATCAGTAATGACACCCGACTGCCATAATTCTGCTATTAACACCTGGCGTTTAGTGGCCGTTTGCAATAACAATTCATCTTCTAACATCAACGAAGTTTTCAAATCTTCATATTGGGATTGTAACTGCTGACGTTTTAATGCTGCAGTTACTTCCTCTTGTTCAGCAGCAATTCTTGCTCGTGCTTGTTCAGGGGTTTCTCCAGTGAGCTCTTCGTTTAACAATTCTTTTTTCGGTGGGGTTGGGGATCCTCCTTTATTTAAAAACAGCAATTGTTCTTCTAATTTTTTTTGTATAGCAAGCTGTTCGTTGTAAAGCTTTTGAGCATCTTCTTGTCCTGAGGTAGCGACTATGATTTTACGCTTTCCTGCTTCTGACAATACTTCTAAACCCATTTGTTTTTTCATTTCAGAGCTAATGATAAAGCCTGATTCTGAATAACTTTTTCCGGTGTTTTTCATGGTGTTTTTGAGGCTTTCAAGTTTTGTTTTTTGAAGAGATAACGCATCATTTACTTCTAATAATTTATGCTGAATTTTTGCTGAAGATAAAGACTTATAGTTTTTTTCGAGCTCTTTGACATCACCCGATAATAATTTCGTTTTGTCTGAGGCGTCACCTGATGAGCTAATAAAATATGTTAACGCTCCAGCGGCTAACATAATAACACCTGCTGGCCCTCCAAGTAGTGCCATGGAAGAACTAAGTGTACGACTAACAACCGTTCCTTGAACTGCAGCAACGTTGTATTGAGTTTGTGCTATCTTCAACCGATCAACGGATGATCTTAAATGCTCTCTATTCGCAATCTCTACTTTGGAAACCGCTGCAAAAGACGCCCCTTTTGTTTTTGCAGTAATACCTTCAAGTTGCATCTGAGCAACAAGCTTAGTTCCTTCAAAGACTCTAGCTTTAACTGCTTGCGTTGATGCCAGTTGAGCTCCTGCTGCCGCTACTTTTTGTCTTGCTGTAGCGAGGGTTTGAGCGGCATCCGCTTGATCAGTTTTAATCTTTGCATTCGTACTGACAATATCAGCAACTTTTGCTTTCGTTGCGGTTCCAACAGTTACAACGTACTTTGCCGTAATTCCAACAAGCCCAGCTAAAGCAACATTGGACAATGTATCAATGCTACTTGAAATATCATCAGTATCACCTAACCATTCCCTCATGGTAGAAGAAATACCCGTAATGGCTGGAGATAGTCTTTCACCAATTTCACTAGACACACTTGTTAGCGTTTTCTTGGTCAGTTCTAGTTCAGCGTTCATGGTCTGAAAAGCTGTATTTGATTCTTTCGTTAGTGCCGTTGCATCTTCAACTTCTTTGTTTGCTATCGTCATCGCTCGAGCAAGTAACGTAGAGTTTTTAGCCATAACCGGTAAAGTTTTATTTATTTCTTCACCTTTTAAGCCGAAATTCTCAAGGGTAGCAATCATGTTGCCACCTGCAGCGTCAATTTTATTCAACCCTGTTAAAAATGACTGAAAGACACTCTCAGCATTGTCTTTAAACGTTGTTTTTAATTGTTGTTCAGTCAAGCCGGTAATGGCCATTAGTTGCTGAAGCTTTTCGCCACCGGACTCAATAGCGGTATTCATCGAGTTAAAGGTACGACCTACAACTGAACCTCCTGATTCAGCTCTAATACCTAATGATGCCATTGATGTACCAAAAGCAGCGGCTTGAGCCGCGCCAACATCGTAAACAGCAATAGCTCTAGATACTTCGGTTGTATGACCTAATATTTCACTTTCTGAGGCCGCGAAAGTATTACCAAGAGCAACAAGCACAGAGCCGAATCTATCAACAGTCCCAATACCTTCGCCCGTAACATTGATCACGCGCGCAATAGCCTTGGCTGATTCTTCTCCGGCCAAATCTGATGATTTTTCCAACCTTGCCATGGTATCGACAAATTTCAGTAAATTATCATTCCCTGTTATGCCTAACTGACCTGCAGCTTCTGCATATTTAAGGAGATCATTGGTCGCAACAGGGATATTAAGGTTTTTAATATCATTGCCAAACTTTTTAAGATCTGCACCTTCAATATTGGCTGTCTTCCCTACTTTTACTAATGCTTCCTCGAAATTGCCAAAGTCAGTTGTTAATCGACGAACACCCGCAAATGCAGCGTAAGCCGATAATGGTGCCATCACATGAGAAATAGCACTTTGTGTTCGCTTAGACTGCTGTTCAACTGTTTGTAAATTACGTTTGATTTGGTTGAACGCAGGTTTAGTTCTCTCTTTTGCTGAGATAATAAATTGTGCTTCAGTAGTCATAGCGGCTCTTATTTTGAATTAACGCAAGAATCAATAATTTGCATGGCTTCCTGGTATGGGGCTGGCTGTTCAAGCAAGCCACCAGAAAATGGCAGGATATGATTCTTATAATGAGGATACAGCGAAATCCATCGGTCTGATTTCTCAGTAACCATGGGCTTTAAACAGGTATTCGTTTCTATAACGCCAGGGATCTCCCATTTGGGAAATGGCGCAGGATTAGCATTATCACAATGCTTGTGGTGGCAAGTACTGCAGTTGAAGTCTTTGGGATGCTTGCCTACTTCAACTGCAATTATTAGTTTTTTCTTTCATCTTCCGTAACTTCTGAGATTAATCGCGCTTCATTAGCAGCCATTGATAAACAATACGGGTTAACGAGATGCCAATTACCTTCATGGCACTTTGCTTTCTCACCTTTTTCATCGAAAACATTTTCCCAGTCTTGCAACGCTAAACTAAGGGATAATTTTTGTCCTTCAAATGATATTGCTAACTGGTTATTAGCATTTAATTTCATATGACTGTTGATTTCCCAAAGCTCTACCGATGTTAATGGGCGGATCTTAAATTTTTTAGGTTTTTGCTTTTTTTCTTCAGTTTTAGGTGTGTACCACTTTGCTATTAAATCGGCCATGCTGTTACTCCCGTATTTTTTATATTAAAAAAGCCACTTCGCTAAAAGTGGCTTTCTCTATTTTTTATTATTATATTTTTAAAGGTTTACGTGTAAATCCATGACATTGCTTTAACGCCACATGAAATTTCATTGGTGAGTACTCCATCACGGTCACCACCTGAGATTTCTCTAAAATACACATCCATATCAACTTTAAATTGATTGCCAGGAGTGGTACCAACAACACCGGTTGTTAGGGTTTGGATAATGCCTGTTCGCCATTCGTTCACCCAATCTTTGGTGGCCATTAATGTCGATTCAGGATCGAATGAACCCGTCATGTCTCGCTCAGTAATAACGATTTCACCATAACCTTCTGCATCACTTGCGCTTGGCGGTGTTGCCACTGTGTTACCAAGGCCAAAATCAATTTTAGAAATTGCAGGGCCAAAACCTCCGATATCAACAGAAGCTTTAATGAAGGGGGCGGGTAAAGTCTCTATGTAAGCAGCTGCCGGAATTGGAGTGTCACTCGATGCCTTTAAATGTCCGGTGAATTCAAAAGAAATAGTGCCTTTTTCACCGGTTTCTAAGGAACCAGATGCTTCACCTCGACAACCCGTAAGAATGTGTAAAATACCATCCTCAAAATAATGAATAGTAACCGATGGAATACCTTCATCAGCTTCGGTATAGGTCACTGATGTGTTGGCAACAATAGTTTCTAACATGCCACACGCTTGCAGAGCAGCACCAAATTCAGGTGCTACACCAGCAACACCAGAGCCTTTATTCTCAACTTCAAAGCTTACTTTTCGTAATGAACCCGCATAAATACCCTGATCTTTATTCAAATCAGCTTTGGTATTTTCTCGCTCAATCATACGAGCACCTTCAATGCCGAAACTAGGATTAGCAACTAATATGGCATCGGTACCTGCAGCAGGTACAGCTTCTGTTTTATACGTGGTTTCTAATTTTATTAGGAGTACTGTTCGTTTTTTTAACATGATTAATCCTTTTTATCTGCAGATATTTTAGCGGATGGATTTTCAGGCGCTTTATGTTGATGACGCCCTGTGGTTTTGTGTTCTTCAGTTAATTTTGCGGGGGTTATCGTACGAGAACCGCCCTTTTGCACAGCAACCGTTTTACGAAGCGGCACTGACTTTTTTTCATCTTTAGGCATAGTTATTACTCTGTTACTGTGAAGGATCTTGGGAGTTTGTTCGATAAGTTATTAGCCAACTGTTCGGCACCTCGGCAATAGTGATCGCGGTTTCGGTGTTGAATTGCGTTTCATCTTGTCCAAGCGGCTCTATATCTTGAACAAAGGCTAAACCAAGGGCATTGTCTGCCATTAGCTTTTTATGGATTTCTAGGGCGTATTTAGTGGTTTCACCATTAATGTCATCGTCATGAGCAACCAGAGTAATATCAGTGTGAAGAATCAGTTGCCAATCGGTAAAAGGAACACCTACATTCTTAGGTTTGTTTTTGCCAAATAGAACTCTCGTTGCTGGTAAATCTTGTTCGTTCATGCCCTTTCGGTGAACAACAACTTCAAGACCTTTTATTTTTTCTAGCAACTTGACTGCAGCGTTAATTATTTGATTGGCTCTATGCACGATCTAACTCCAAAATAACAAAACCGGCATCAGGGGGATGACGTTCACCAATAACGTAATCAATACCGTCATGTGAAAAATCGGCTCCTTTATCAATACTTTCAGCATCGATAGAGGAAACTGTTAAAATCGGGACACCTTGGTAGCTAGCGGGAGTATCAACTACCTCAATATCAAACGCGCCCCGCACAGTTACACCGTCAACAATGTGATCATCAAACAAATGTGTTGTGATCGCTTTGTTGCCGGTGGCCATAATTTCAGAGAAATTCATTAGTTACGTTTGATTAGATTATTTGATAAAAGATGAGTAATTAATTTTTCATCATCTTCATCAAACTCATCATTTATTTTTTTACTAAAAACGCCATCTTTCCACGGTTGTTTAAAGCCTACTTTTGCGGTGAATTCAAAAAACTCATTATCTTGATTTTCTTCATCACTTTTATCACCTGAACCATCTTCATTGGTGGCTAAGGTATATGCTTCTAATAATGTTTCCGTAGATGCATTATCTTGAAAATCCACGTCTAAGGTGGAGAGATTTTGCTTTAACGCTGATGAAAGTTGATCTTCAAGTATTTCATTGGTGGCATCTGCAGCAAACGATATTGATAACAATACCAAGCCCGCTTTTAACTGTGCTTTGTTCATAAATTTTCCTAACTGTTTTCTTTTAGGTAAAAAAAAGCCTTGCCACTTGGCAAGGCTAATTCGACTGGTTTTCAATAACTGAAATTAAGCGCCGGAGCGACCTTTAAAAATCATTTCAGGACGTTTATTTAGGAACAATGGATAAGCAATTGCTTCAAGTTCTGCAAACGTTGGACGGTCCTTTTTCTCAACATTGATTTCAGCGTATACCGGCTTACCAAGTTGACCAATATCTTCAAAGGCTTCACCTGGTGATTGAACATGCTCAAACACAGTATTTCCTAGGCCTGATGGGTAGAATTTAACTTTGTCTGACTCTACTGCAACCGTAGTCCCATCATCCGTACCGATATATTCTTCCCACATAATTCCGGCAAAGAATACTTTACGACCCAGATAACTGTCGTTGTCGTTGCCGTTTTCACGGTCCGTTTTACGACGTTCACGTACTTCTTTCGTTTTGATAAGATCATCAAAGAAGTCAGAACCACATTCCGCACGGACTTCTGAATAACGAGCCCCTTTCGATTTAATGCGCATAGGTCGAAGTATTTGCGCATTGACCATTTTTTCCAAATCACCATCAGCAATCGCAGATAGGTTAAAGCCAATTTCAGCATTTTCTATAATGCCAAATTCATCGTAGAAGTTATAAATAACGGATAAATCACTATCAAGTAAAATACCATTGAGTGCACTCAATCGCATATGTTCAAAAGTGGCTTCGACTTGATCTAATAAACCACCAGGGCCTGATAAACGACGAGCAATTTCTGCTTGTACTTGCAGAACCTGCTCCTCACTACCAAACTGAGTAACAAAAGCTAGCTCTGACGCTAAAATTTTATCACCTTTACCAATGCGGCTAGTTTCAAAGTAGCGTTTGTTACGTTTGCCTTGAGTAGTTTGTTCTAATGGCTCACCACGTAATGAGGTTTTAATTAATGAAATGCCATTGTCGCGCATTTCAATACCAACAACTTTTTCACGAATAGGGCTTGCTGTAAAAAGCTTTAATGTACCTAAGCGCTGTGGAACGGTTTCTGATTTCTCTACGGCAGTTAACATACCAGCTACACCGAACGCATTATTTTGAAAAATGTTTAACATAAATTTTTTCCATTTTTGAGGAATAAAAAAAGGAGCCTATTGGCTCCTTTTTACATTTGAGGGTTATGAGTTATGGAGTTAGCAAAGCACGATATTCAATGCGTCTAACTGCGCTTTTGCTGCAGTAATTTCTCCAGCGGTCATACCGGGCTTCCAAACAACTTCTTGAGCATTCAACGCACACTCTCGAATATTGGCAACTGCTTCTTGATCACTGCCATTATCAATGACGTTATCAAATAACACTGCTTTAGCAGATTGACTACCATCACCTGCAGCAGGATTAAATTCGACGTATTTTTTAGACGCTGTAACCATACCTAAAACAGCACCCGCTTTCAGCGTAGCTCCGGCTAAAATTACAATTTTTTTACGTGCAATCTTTTTTGATGGCTCATCTACAATGTGCGCACCTGCATGATTACCTTCGACAATAGGCGTTTGACCAGCCATAGTATTCCCCTTTTAAGGTTAGTTGATTAAAGATTATTTAATTGAGTTCATTGCTGCGCCCCAACTATCCGACAAGGATGTTTTGGTCTGCAAATCATTATGATGCTGGTTATGAGTTTGATTATTATCATCCATACCCGCTTTTACGTTAGATAAAATAATGCCCACATTTTTTAGTGAGGTTTTATCTTTAATTAGATTAATAGCCATGTGATCAAGACCCAAGGCTTTACATTGGTTCATGATTTCAAGTACTCGAATATTCTCTACTTCGGTGGCATCTGGTTCTGGCTCAGGTTCTGGTTCTGGCTCAGGCTCAGGTTCTGGCTCAGGTTCTGGCTCAGGTTCTGGCTCAGGTTCTGGCTCAGGTTCTGGCTCAGGTTCTGGCTCAGGTTCTGGCTCTTGTTCTGGCTCTTGTTTATCAACATTGAATAGATTCAAAATAGACTCAGGCACTACACCATAAGAGGCTAGTTGTTCCTTAGGTAAACAATTGGTGATAATTGAATCTTCACCATCAATAATTTCATCAACCAGCCCCATATCCAAGGCCTCTTCAGCAGTAAGAAAAGTTACTTCCTCCATCATGTTAGCAATGGTATCTTTGACTTTCTCTGATTTATTAACATATGCTTGCGACAATAATATTTCCACCTTGTCGAGAATATCTGCCTCCTTTCTAAAGTCAGTTGCATTACCTTGTTTTCCACTTTCTGGCTTATGGACCATAATCAAAGTGTTACGGTATGCTTTAACAGTATCACCGGCCATAGCAATTCCAGAGGCCATACTTGCAACGTACCCTTCAATAATTGTGGTTACATGACCTTTATGACCCTTTATTGCATTATAAATTAATGTCCCATCTTTAACATTTCCGCCATCAGAACTTAGATGAACATGAAGATCTCTAACCTCACCAACTGTCGATAATTGGTTGACGAAATCTTTTCCTGTGATCCCATATTCCCAATACGTTTCACCAATAATGTCATATATGTTTATTCGGGCTGCTTTGTTTTCTTCACCAAGATTCATAACTTGAAATGGAGCTTTCGCATTTTCAGGCTTTTGTTGGTTAAATATATTTACTCTAGGCATGGTTGCTCCGTTACTCGTCTTGTGTAATTAAGGTTTGTGCAAGTTCAGCTACCTGTAGCTGCCCTGCTTTCGTTGTTTTTGATGGGTTTGAATCAAGTACTAATTCACTGGCTTGCTCTATCAATAGCTGAGCATCGTTCTTATCAATATCGCCATTACGTTCAGCAACTTTGTCAGATCTAGTTGCGTAACCGGCACGAACTTCTATTAAGTCAGCCATCACGTCTTTAAGTGGGTCAACCCAATCCCATTTAGGGGTAAACCATTTAGGTAAATGCTCATCACGATTGGCCCAATAGTTAGGTATTGAAACCTTGCCGCCAATGACCGCATGATCTAAAAACCATTGTGCAACGGGGTGGCAAAAACGGTGAATCATCATCATGTATTGCAGCTGCTCAACACGACGACGAATTTCAACTAAACCAGCTCGAATACTTGAATAATTAACGCCCTCTAAATCACCTGTTAGTTGTTCGTAAGTACAACCAGGTAATCCTTTTGCGATAGTTCGTAGTTCAGATTTAAGCCATGGAATGTAATTTTGACCTATGCCATCTGGAGACGAAAACGTAACAGCTTCATCTTCTTCCATGTAATGAATACCGCCAGAGCGGATTTCTGTAATAGGTGTTCCTTCCTCGGTTTCTTCGCCATTATCTTCTCCGAGCAACGTACTTACATCATTACCCTCTTGGCCAACTTGTATTTCAGGAGATTTCTTAGTAACAATCCAACCAAATAATGCCGCTGACTTTTGCTTCATTAATGTGCTGTCTTGCATTTCATCTATGTCATAAAGACGAGCAAGTACTGCTGTTAATTCTGGGACCCCACGTTGTTGACCAGGGCGCAAACGACGAAACAAATGAATAACATCATTAGCCGGAACTCGAGTTCTAACATTACCCGTTAACGTGCCACTTTCTGAAGGATGGTTTCGCCATAAATGGTAATGGCTACGTTGCCCTATACCGTTAAATTCGATCCCCATGGTAATGTTGTTTCTACCAAATTGGTCGTTGTGGTTTTCGTCAAGATGGTCGCTTTCTAATAACTGAATTTGTAGAGGGACCGCTAAACCATCTTGCGGTAAACGAGCTCTTCGACGAACGAGCACTTCACCCGATTCAAATTGACTGCGGGCAGCTAAAACTTGTAAGCCGTAGAAATTATCAATACCATCAGCATCACATTCTTTTATCCATTTATCCCATAAGGATTGAACATCTTTATCTGGCCATTTAGCCGTAATACCATTACCGATGAGTTGACTGGTATAGTTTTCAATCGCGCTAACGGCTAAAGGATGGTTTTGGATAGCATGACGTGAACGTTTTCGTAATGTGCCTAGTGACTGTTTTATGTCTTGGTTAGGGCCGCCATTTGACATGCCCTTTTGACCCATTCGGTAACTACGACTAGCACCTTCATAGGAATTTAAGAATTTAGCATGTGATAAACCCGCATGAACTTTTATCCTAGGTTTTCTAAGTTGCCCTTTCATTAAAAGCCCTTACCTGTAGATATCATTGAATAACGCTTACGAGTCGGTCTTGCTACTAAAATACTCAAACGTTTTTCTTCTTCAGCAAGTTGAGGAAGACTAACGTCTACAAAAGTTACTTTTCGCCCCTGGTAAGTCACTTCACCGACACGTTCACCGTTAACCATTTTCTTTTGTGCTAGACGTACATCTGCAAGATCTGCTACATATTCACTGTGAGTTGCCACTAATTAATTCCTCCGGTAACGGTACCTCGTTTACTTTTTTTCTTTCTTTTCACTGTTTTTGTTGGTGATTCGATATTTTTGAAAGACGCTGCGAGCTGCTGCATATTCAAACCAAAATATTGAAGACTGCAGTAAAATGCAGACTCGGCATAAACACTACAATCGAGCTCTTCATTTCTGATCCCGTCATACAAGGGCAACCAACGATAAACACGCTTTCCTTTTACATATTCAGTACGTTTACTTTCAGAGCAAAGCTCATTGAGCATTTCCTGATTACATATCTGATCGTTGAGCGGTAAATGAAAACAACCTGCTATCGCGTCACCTGAAGCATCAGGATGTATTTTTAAACTGGTAAAAATACTTTCTTTAGCCGTATCTGTCCCAACCGTAACCAAGTATGTTTTACGTGAATGGTCTGGTTTTTTTGGCATTGTGGCGATAGGTTTGCCGTATGTGCTTGCACCTTTACATGGCAGCATTTTTGTAATGCCAAATCTTCTCGAGAACGCATGTACAAGATCAGTAAAGTGACCACCAGTATCAAAATTGAAACGTGATATTTTTAACTTCGCACCACTTTCGTGAGTGTATTCACGGTTGCATGCAATAAATAGCTCATCCCAGAAGCTTGGGTCTTTCGGGTTACCCCTGACTTCAAACTTATCAATTTTAAATCGTTCGCCATCGATGCCCCAACCGTAAACAACGCCAGGCACCCACGTATCTTGCATATCAAGACCGCAGGTTAAGTAATAAGCATTTTTAGGTACCTGCGCTTTATACATTTCTCGACGAAGCATTAGGCTTTCAGCGGTAGTTTTTTCGCCTGTTTCTTCTTCCCATGCTTGGCCAAGAGTAGTATTTGTGAATTTTTTTAAGCCTGCAGCTGTTCCTTTGTCCTGGTACCAATCTCTAACAATTTTCCACCAAGGCGCAAAATGTGAATACGCAGTCCATATCCCCATAAAAGCAATGGTTTCAGGTGTCTGAACGAGCTCTCTTGTCACAGCGTCAAAATATTCTATGCCATCAAAAGTTAGTAACCCTTGAGGGCTTTGGTAATAACCCAATTTGTCAGCTTCTAAATACTCAACATATTGAAACTTGTCATCGCAATGCTTACAGACATAGTGAGCTGATTTATTTCTAGCGGCTCCTGTTAAAGTTTTATCCCACTTGAGCCCATGCTTAGAACTTTTGCCACCAAACTCTAATATTTGAAAGTCTCCACATCGAGGACATGGTATGTAGCGATAAAAATGTTGCTCGCAATGTTCAGCGCGTTTGGTTATTAAGCACTTGCCTTTAATCGTTGGAGAAGAACCGTTCACGAATTTACTGAAGGCAGACCCTTCTAAACGTTTCTCAATAAGACCAAGTGCATCGCCTTCATCACCAACGTCCATTTTGTACGAACCGCTTTCATCTGTCATTGCGACATCAAGCGACAACTCACGAAAGTTGTTAGGGGATTCGGCACCTAATATATGTAATTGACAAAAGTTTAAAAAACTCTTGTTTGCTTTGGTGTTGTGCTTATGCTTTTTACCCCACCAAGGAAATAATTTTCTTAACGGTTTAACATCTCGAATCATAGTGTCGACATGCTGTTTCGAAAATCTATCTCGCATGGTGTCGTTAGGTTGCCAAACACCAATATTTCGTTGCTTATGATCAACAAAATAATTAATCGCTGCACAAAGTAATTTTGTCCAACCTGTCCGAGCCGCTTTTGGGAAGTCAACTTCTTGTACTTCGTCATTACCAATAGCATTTAAAATCGCTACTTGGTAACCCACTGTTGTCCAATCACCTTCAATATAAGAAGACTCAGGCGACATATAAAAGTTTTTATCTGCATGTTCAACAGCCGTCATTGGCTCAGGCCTGAACAAGATATTCAATGCACTTTTAAATGCTTTCTTTATCGTTTTAATCTGGTGTAGTGACAAGCTCATCAATTATTTCATCCAGTTTGTCACCAATTTTTGATGTCTCGTTTTGTACTTTGATTACTTCTGCATCAATATTTTCAATCACTCGATAACTAATATCAGGATTGTTACGTTTTATAATTGGCGTAAGCGATTTGAAATTTGCATTAACTCGGGACATAACACCGGCTAATAAGAAACGAGCACTTTCGACAGGAATGGTTAAACCTTCTTGATAATCATTTTTAATTTTTTTGGCACGAACATTTTCTTCACCCAGCTGCAGTTTTACCCTGTCCATCTCAGAAAGCTTTTCTTCAGGTCGTAAATCCCCTTTAGATAAATGCTTAGACTTTAAAAAGCTGATGTACCATTTCCGCACTACTTCTAGATCATACCCCCCACTTCCGGTTGGAACTGGAAAGCCTGGTTGCTTATGCCAATTGCGCACTTGTCTTCCGGAGATGTCTAGAAACAAGTGTTCCGCAACTTCTCGTTGTGTTGCCATAAACAAAAATCCAATCTGAAAAAAGGTAACCGGAAGCGGAAACCCCAAATGAAAAAAAATGTCGTAAATTCTGAAGCGTCGAGCCGCTGCGCCCCCTTATGGAGGAAAAAGACCCCAAAGGGACCCAAGAAATCTGGGCTGTAGCTCGATTACATATTTAGTTTTGAAAATATTATTTTCTTGCTGTTCTAATTAGATGTGCTGCTGCTCGCTCAAACTCTATACCAAACCTGCCCTTAGCTACGCGCTCTAGGTATCTCATGGTCTGAGACTGAACAAAGGTTGATGGTATTGATGGTGCTGATACTAACGTGACTTTGCTTTTGCTATTACCTGTTCGCTTGAATACCTTCAGGTTGCCCTTCTTATCACGGCCAACAAAGGTGCCTCGGTATGTCTTAGTCTCATTCCATGCGTTAGCTTCAACGCCTCGATACTTGAACTGACCGCGACTGTAGCCTCTGCGCTTACTGTTGCTCTTATATCTACGCCTAAAGAATGCGGGGGTCTGTCTGTTCTTACGTACAAACTCTATCAGGTTGATAGCCTCGCCTCGACGCCTGGCTTCTATATGAGCGGTTAACGTGTTCACATTTGAGGGCATTAACCACAAACTATCTCTTACAAGCTTTTGCTTATAACCAGTTTCGTCCGCTATGGCTCTCACCACTTTAGTCTGTACATGCCTGATAGTTCTATTGATGCCCATCGATACCGCTCGAGTTACGATACGATCATAGTTCTTTAAGGTTTTATCAACTTGCCTTATGACATCAGTGGTGTTGATGTTTAGCGTGAATGAGGACACTAGACTTCAATTGCTTTTATCTTTAGCTGAGACTTTCTAATACTCTTATCTATAATCACTTTAGATGCCTCATTAACGCCTTTTACTATGCCAGTTACTTCATAAGCACCTTCAGGAACATCACCTTCTTTACCTAGGGCTAAGGTGATGTTTCCATTGTTGTCGAAGACTACAACACCAGCGTTTAACAGCTTGGTCTTGGTGTACGTGGTATCGGATGTTTTGCTTTTCAGGATGATATGTAAATCTATCGCGCCTTGATCTAGAAACTCATAAGCTAAGCCATCATAGATATACTGCAGATTGATTACATTATCATGGCCCTTAAAATAAATTTCATTAGCACTCATCACGCTACCGCTGTTGGCTGTAAGCTACGATATTCACCTGCAGGTACATCCACTGGATTACCTAAAGTAATTACTTGATCAGTGATTTCATCAGTGACAAACAACACTCTTGATGTCGTTGTATCGATATAAGCAATATGCAAATCATCGGTGTCTAATGTCGCGATAAGAGCCGCAACTCCGGCCTTGCCATTACATTGCCACTTACGATCATGTGCATCATGATTAGATAATGACATATCACCACCTGTGATCACTTCAGTCAGTACAGTGTTTGGAGTAGCCAGTGCCACTCCATGTGCGTCTGCTACTGCATAAGCTTTAAGTACTGCAACTTGATTTACTTTTAAAAGTTCTGCTGGACCTTTATCTAAAACGTCCGGATGCGAATATAAAACGCCCATAATAATTCCTAATGTAATGCTGATGAAGGTGTATTACTTACCAAGATACTTTCTGGCGTAACACTGATTAAAACTGATTTTTGAGGGTCAATGTCTTCGATTAAGCTACTGACTAGATAACCTGGTATTGCCTGGTTAAATTGCTCAGCTATCGATGCATCTAATTCATGAACTTGAATGACAAAATTATTAACACTTTCATTTTTCTGCTTTGCTATCGCGATTTCAAGCTTTAGCCCTTGCAGGACCTCAAGCAATACCGCTTTGTGCTTTTGCTCTGTTATCGTTGACAACAAACCATGCACTTGGCCAACAGTTAACTTTAGCGCTTTATTGAACTGCTGAGCTGTAACAACACCTAACTGATGTACTTTGCCAATAGATGACTTAGTCGCTTTATTTATTTGCTTAGCTGCAACCACATCCAGTTGATGTACTGTGCCAATGCTTGGTCTGGTCGCTTTGTTTACTTGCTGTGCTATAGCTAAGCCAAGTAAGTGTATTTGAGATACCTCGCCTACATTAGATTTATGTACTTGTTGAGCCGATGATAACAATAAATCATGAGTCTGTTGGATATTACCTGTCAGCGCCTTATTGAATTGTCTGGCTGCACTCACGGCAAGGTTATGAACTTGGTTTAATTGGCCGTTTATGCCTTTGTTAAATTGTTGAACGATTGTTCTTGATAAGTTAATTGGCGCCACAGCTGAGGCTTCAAAAAATGCGCCTATTTTCAACGCATGTGCCGAACTAATTGCTTTTACTTGATAATTCTTGTTAGCAGGGTTAACCATATCGCCCAGACTGTAGCCTGTAATATTACCCGTTAAATCTTCTGATGCACAGTTTGTTATAGACGAAAAAGCCGCAAAATCGTCGCCTGTGTTATTTACAGATAACGAGTCACTACAACTCGCTTTACTTGAGCCAGTGATACCTTTGTTAAGAGAGTTTAATTCTGTGATAGCTGATAAATTACACTTATCATCGTATTTGTGGTCTAAGCCTGTCCCCATATTATTCGCGTCAACAATACCTCTTCGAACAGTATTAGTTAAAGAGTTAGAGTCAATGCGGGCTGTAGGGTAATGTGCAATAAGCTTGGTACGTATCGTGTGAAAATCTTCTATTGTTGCATTGAGCGCATTCAGACCTAAAGTAAGGGGAGTGTCATACCCATTACCATCATTATTACTTGAGAAGTTCCGTAGGGTCAATGGTGATGCTGTGTCTACCAGTACGCCCGAAAAATACGCTAAATCATCACTGTTACTCCCATCATACAAAACCCCTTCTGAGTATATAAGGATATTAAACGGGTGAAAGCCAGTAATAACATTGTTACGACCTAAGTAACCTCTGCATAATATAATAATATCGTCTGTGTCTACCCCTGCTCGGTCAGTAACACATAATGCAGGGGTCGCGTAATCTTCGGCCCCTGCCCAACCTAACCCCGCTTTATACACACTCATTAGACTAAGCCAACATAAGTTAATAGCGTTGTAGTATTTACCGTAATATTTCCGATAAATTCATCAGTGCTAACTAAGGCCAAATACATTGGGTCGTCTAAAGCCGGAACCTTTAATTTCTTAGTGCGATTAAGTAATTCATCCTCTAAAGTTAGAGGTAAGTCAGGAACGTATATTGCAGCATAAGAGCCATTACTTTTGTTGACGTTTTTACCTATATATTGTTCTGCAGGTAGTATCGCTTCAACATAAGCAAGCGGCTTGTTCGGTTTTGGCATTCTAAGTATTATTATTGCCCTGCTGTTTGTTGTAATAGTCATAATTATTATTTATAACTGCCTTTGCCAAACATTCGCACGAAAAAGTAAGCAACATGAGCTCTAAGTTTATTAGTTTTATAACGCATAGCTGTTTCAAAAAACTTCTTATCTGCTATAGCTTTTGTCTTTAACGCATTTTTATATAAGTAATCATGAACAACGGAAGCTTCAAATAAATCACCTGATGGGCTAGCAAACCACCAAAACAAGCGAGGAACACTCGCGCCATCTGTTACAAAACCTTTAGGGACGAATACACTAGGCGTTTGCCAAGATTCAGCTAATTCCCATCTATTGGGGCCAATGCGTTTAACTATTAAATCATTCATAGGTTTTTCACTTTAACTTTAAATTCACTGTCTTTAGCACGACGAAAGGAAAACTTAGAAAAACCTAAGTGGACCAATAGTTTACTTATTGATTTATAGTCTGAATGTTTGACATTACCATCGATATTCAACCACGCTTCAAGGTGAGGTAAACCATCAGCAATATTAATATCAACAACGGCCGTGAAGTTTTCACCAAACTTGCTAACTTTCCTTGCTTTAATCTGCTTTATTTCAAATGACCATTCGCCAAACCTAAAATGTTCCATTCGGCACACTCCTGAAAACAATTCCTTGTTACTTCGATTGGTAAGGCCAACTAATGCCCACTTTCAAGGGTGTTAATATCAATTTTCATTGTGCTAACTTCTTTTTCTAAAGAGCCAACTCGCTGATTCAATAATGCATTTGCAGTGATCAATGCATTTCTAGCTGGGACCGCATCCTCAATGCCTTTTTGAACTTTTATAACGATAACTGATAAAGCGATCAGTCTTTCTTGAGTTGCCGTTTGTTGAATTTTTTGCTCGTTAACGCTAACACCAACCCAAATAAGTAGGGAGGTCATTAAGGTTGCCACAATGCCCGTGGTTGCTTTTTCAAACTGGCTTAATTTGTGTGGAATGTATTGTTCATTTGAACTCACTATTTACTTCTCCATAACTTCAATCCAAGAGCTGCGTATACAACAACCTCAGTAATATGCCCAACATCTACACCAATTTCATTCAGTTCACTGATAGCTGAAGTTGCACCGGCTAGTAATTCAGGTTTACCAAAAGCAGCAAGTACCGCCCCTAAAATTATTAAAACGTAAGGGCTTGTACCAATAACAGTGACATACTCATCTTTCCAAGTAGTATCTTGCTTACTTACTGAGATGGCTTCCCATTCTTGATCTGTAAGCGTTATTTCTTTTTCATTATTTGTTTTAGCTAAAGCAATTTTACCTTCAACTTGAGTCTTTACCGTTTTTCGCTCTTCACGCTTGGTGAATACTTTGGCGATTGGAGATACTAAAGAAGAAAAAAAACTAGTCACAATATTCATACTGGGATCAACTCATAGTGTGGTAAATCAATAAAGCGCTCATCTGCAGTTCTGCCATCACCATCCCAGTCACCACCCCACCGTAAACGATGGGTTATCAGTTTCTTTTTAAGCAATTCTTCTGCAACTCGTTTTACGTAACCGGCAAACAAAGCAAATGCCTTGTGATCATCCCAGTCAGTATTTCTTAAATCTACAAAGTAAGGGCCTGCGTCAACTGCCATTGACGGTAATACATTGTGACGAGAGTTAGGGAATCTAACTTGAGATAGCCCATCGTCAAATGCTTGGTTTTGTGCTTTTTCTTTACGGTGTCCGCAGAATATGGAATTGTCGTAAGTTTCAATAACTGTACGAAATATTAACTGCAGATCTCGATGGCAAGTACTTAAACGTTCATCAGATGTATTTCCGTAAGCTGGCATGACTTTATCTCAGGCATAAAAAAACCCCGCTTAAGTGGCGAGGTTCTAACAACAATAGCAAAATAATACCCTTTTTTAGGGGTATAAAAAGGACAATTATGTCTAGTGGTGAAAATATATTAAAACACAAGCACTCTTGATGGTTCCAATATGACTGATTTAGCCAATGAAGCTACATAACTATCTTCTATAGAAAAGCCAACACTCCCCCTCATTCCCTCAAAAAGATTTGAGGCTAAGCTCATCTCTTGCTGACCTATAATTTCACCACTTTCATTTAAGAATTTAACTAAACAATATGCCGCATTGATTTTACTCTTTCCTTTGTAAGTAAAGCCACCAAACACAGACATTTTCCCTCTTGTTGATTTAGCTATTTCAATATCACTAAACTCTAGATTTTGCTTTAAATCTATAAAGGTTTTATTAACAATTAGTGCTTTTGAAAATGCTTTTATATCGTTATCAATAAGAACCGTAAAGTAATCAGGATCCAATCTTTGAATTTTTTCTTTTATAGTTCTAAGTCTTTCTAACTTTTCTTCTACGCCAACAACCTGTGATAGGAAAGTATCAAACTCATTCTGGGAACTCTTTTGACCCGCTAAAAAAAAGCTATCAGGAATTTCAAGTTCTTCGTTTATTGTTTTTACTAACTTTGATATTTTTCTTCGGTTTTGCTGCCGCTTTTTATGAGCATTTAAATCGAGGTAAATCCCCGTTTCATTGATTCGGTAAGATTTTTCTGAAGATTTGAACTCAAGGTCATTATTGTTAAAGTCTGCTGAATTATAGTAACTGAGTAAATTATCCAATTTTTCAACATCATCTTTGTTGTTAAACTTCAGGCCATAAAACAAAGTTAAACTTTTTGGAAAAAATGTTTCTATTACGATTTCTTCAGATGTGGAAGATTTGGCTTTAAATACTCTTAAGCTATATAGATGTTTTTCTAACTTAAAATACTTTGAAGTTGGACCTGAAATTAATTTGTCGGATACACTCCATTCTTTATCAAAATCAAGCTTACTGTAGACAGCCTTATCTTCATCGGAAATATATTCATAACCGCCATGTTGATGGAAATATAAAACCAATTCTTCATTATTAGAAAAGATAGGTTTTGAGTTTTCGTTATTAAAACACCCAACCAGTAATATAAACAAAGACAAGCAAATCAGAGTTATTTTGTTATTATTCATTTTAAAATCCTTTTTTTTCTTTAACTTAACAAATATCACAACATAGTTAAATAAAACTACATCAATTCTCGCTCTGCTTTCCCCACCCAAAATAAGAAATCTTTTTTGTTAGTAAAATAAATGATCTTTCCCTTATTGATATAACGCTGCCTAACGGCTATTTTGCATTTTTGAGGAAGTAACTCTAGTAACTTATCGGTTGTCGCTATATGTTCAGGTACAAATATACTATCTGAACCATTCACCAGGTGACCTGTTCCCTGTATAGAACAGCCTGTTTCTAAAGTTTCTCTTAATTGATCTACATTCGATTTGCTGGCGTATCCTTGACCAACCTCTTGTCTACACCAAAAGTTGCCCCATTGCTTGAGCTCAAAGCGCACATCTTTTATTGTTCTCATAAAGCAGTTCCTCAACCTCTGAAATAGACATTTTGCAAATAGTTTCAATTACATTTAGTACATCGCAAAAACGGGGTTCACTTTTGAATGTTTCCCACCGGCTTACCGTTCTCGCACATCCGTCAGGACTAAGAGCTTCAGCTACATCCTGTTGAGTCATCCCCCTTGCTTCTCTGGCGAGTTTAATTAATTGACCACCTCGTACCATTAAGCTGCAACCTCACGCCCAAGAACAGTACAATCAAAACTCTGCACTAATAAACGCTGAGCTTGAGGGAAATTAATTCCTACCATTTTTATAATACCAGGGTGATCATCTATAATTAGTGACCCTTCAGTTATCTGTCCGCTTAATTCATTGAATTTTTCACGCTTATAATCAACAGTTGAGCGGTGATCATTCATTTTCCGCATAATCAAAGTGCAATCGTAAGCAATAAAATACGCTGCTAACTGCAGAGCTGTTTCTCTTCTTGAGTCTTCAGCTCGTGAAGTAACGAAGGTTATTTTTCGGTGAAGATCATGAGCAGCCATTTTAGCCTGATACTTAACAAGATTGATTATTGGCAATACTGGACGATCACCACCGCATGCTTTATTAAAAACAGACCAGCTAGGTGTGTGACCTCTGTTTTCTGGTATTAGGTGAGCCCGATGTATATTGTCAAAAATGCACCCATCAATATCGCAAATAATCATACTTTCCCCTGTTACTTATATTAACTAATCGTTTATTAAAAAGTTTTTGACGTAGCTCTCGCCATTCTGAGTCTTGTTGTTCAAACCACTCTTTCAATTTTTTACTATCTTGTTCAGTCGCTAACTTATGTTTGGTTAAACAATCCAGTCGGTGCCAGTTTTGCTTTTTTTCGTCTTCAGGTGACTTGGGAGCAAACTTAGAAGTATTAATAAATCCAGTCATATAGCCCTATAAATACCTATTAAAATATTCCAGTTAGTGATACCACTAAACACCCAGACGAAACCTTGATACACATACTTTCTTACTGTTCGCACTGCTTGGGCTGAACCACGTCTAGACCAAGTAAAAAACAGTTTTCTTTTTGCTTCACTAACCAGTCACAATGACCTACTAAAGCCTTTAATCTTAAATCGTAAGCCTTACCTGTATATGCTCGAGTTGTTTTGCCAAGCTCATGATTTAGCATTCGTTCAGCAACTAATCCATCAACACCTTGCTCCTCCCAACATATACGAGCACACTTTCGTAAATCATGAGAATGCCATTCACCGACACTAAATAAATGAATTTCACGCCTAACCGTTTCGTATGGAATACTAAGTTTGCTATCACTTAAATGAGGGAATAAATATACGCCTTGGTATTTACACTTTCGTTGATAAGCTTTCCATTCAACTAATAACGAAACTACTTCAGGTGGTAAATGAATGGTGATTTCTTGTTTTGTTTTAGTATCTTTTCTGGGGATATCCCAAGCAGGATCAAACGACAAATTAAAGTGACGCCACTTCGCTAAAATGGTTTCTCCAATTCGTGTACCTAAACTCAGCATAAGCATGCAAATAACCCGTATGTAAACTTTCTGCTCTTGCATCTCATCAAGTAAAGCGGGGACCATTCGAGGCTTTAAAAGAGACTCTTTAGGATCTTCCGAAAAATCACCAAAGTCTGAAACTTTCATTGTGGCCATAGGATGAATTGGCAATAAATCTAAGTCATAAGCATCCGTAAAAGCGGCTTTAAGCATATGAAACTTTTTAACCACTGAGCTTTTTGCTAATACTTTTTGCAATGGCCACATAAAGCGCTTATCAATTAAATTTTTATCGATATCTGCAATTTCTACGTTACCTAGCCTAAATTGCAAATGGCACTTAACAGAACTTTTAATATCTTTTTTTCGTTGAGTGCTTAAATTCGCATTTCCTTCCATACGTTCGTTATACCAGGTAAGTAAATCGCTCACGAAAACAAAGCAGTCTTTAGTAACTTTTGCTTCTTGCTTGTCCTGTAATTTTGCTAATAAAGCGCCAAAACCATTCCTTACATCTCGGGTTTTGCTTTGTGGCCATTCACCGACTTTTTTCCAGCTCTTGTGGTATATAAACCAAGAGCCTTTTGCTCTATTACTGCTGAACCTGAATTGAATTAACGGGTTCAAATTGTCTCGCAACCGATCCACCGCTAACGGTACATGTGCAGCTATTGAAGTATCAGTAATTTTTGCGTGAACTAATAACAATTAACATTCCTCTATCTAACATAAAACTAATCGATAACTTGCTCTGCTTCTAATTAATCACAGGTAGTTTTGACCAGAGAACAAGCACCATAAAAGACAAAAAAATTATTAATAATTTCGCTACAAGAATTTTTCGCTTTAATGCTCTGTCCGTATAACTATTCATAGCAAACATACTTTGCTTGTACTCTTGAACAGTAGAATGACGAGTAACTACAGAAGTAATTAAAATGGCCAATAATAAGAATGACGTTTCATAAAACATTAAGATGCTTCCTTTGATTCGAGTTGAATGGATTTTGAGGCATGATGCAACACCGCCAAGGGCTCCTTGTTAATCAAACTTGAGTTATCTGAACCAAGCCTATAAACATTTCGGCAATCTTCAATATTACCAATGGTGACCGGAGCACTGATAAAATGCATAAAACCTTGAGCTAAATTATTGGCTTCGTAATTACCAATAAGCTTGCGAGGGAATTCCTTTACACCATGTTTTGCATGGCTGTTGTAACGTTTTTCAAATTCACGTGCTTTGAAAGGTGATTCAGCTTCATCCACTAAACAAAGCTTTGACCATCCCCCCATATCAGCAATGGTTGCGTGAATGTATCTATCGTCGAAGCAAACTGTTGCCCCGCCACCAACTGAACCAATGGCTTTATGGACCTTAGCCCACGCAAGCATTGCGCGAGTTTCACGACTACCATCGATGTTTCTAATAATATTTGCAGGTTTAGGTGGGAACTGACCTACATCAGGATCAACAATGTGATCACTAAATGCTTTGCTAACCACACTGAATTCATATTTTTCTAATGCATTCCACCAAACGTTAACAACCAGTTTGCTAGTGCGTTGACCATAAACCTCTAAAGCGCCAGTAAGTAACTCAATAAACAATTCCATATCGTTATTTTTCATGATGAATCACCTCCGCTGGCTTCTGCTTGCTTGCAAGCCATTCATCCATAACTTGAGAATTGTGTTCGTTCACACTCGGTTGGTTTTTTCCGTTTGATTGACTTTTAGCTTGAGGGATAGGTGTTAACCATTTTTTATCACGTATAAATTTTGTGATCCCTAAAACAAACTGTCCTCGCGCTTCTGTCTGCCAGTCAGAATCATTCTGTGCAGCAACAGTAAGCCAATCGAGTACCTTCTGACCTTCTGACTCATCAATATTCTCAGACTTCCATACTTTCCATGCTTGAGAGTCGGTACCGCCCTTTCGATGAGATGGATATTGCTTAAAGAATTTTTTGAACTGTTCAGGTTTTTTAATTCGTGAAGAAGAAGGTTTTTCGTTGATGTCTGTTGTAATAGTGTCTTTTGTAATAGTGTCTTTCTTTTGTATGGGTTCAGATAGACTAGAATTTATGTGTGTTTGGATAGGTGCAAGGGTCTGGATAGACTTATTCAAGGGTCTAGATAGACTTATTTTTTTAGATTTGTTTTGGGTCTGAATAGACTTAAGTTGCCATTCTGAGACAATAGGATTTATACCTATTTTCTTACCTTGAGTAATTACAATGTTTCGCTGTACTAAACGTTTCTTTATTTTACTTATGTTATCGACACTAATTTCTGTAAGCTCTGAGATTTGCTCGTAACAAATCCAATCAAGCATTTTATTCCAGCCAAACGTTTTAAGCATAACAGTGTGAACAAATCGCCCTTCACTATCATTTAAATGAGTTTTACAAAGCGCAACACCTATTTCATTGGCAACACGATAGTAGCCATTATCAATATCTGCTTTCACGTATTCACGCCCATGATTAGACTCTACTTGTTCCCTTTTTGGGAAGTTGATTATTTCTGCATTGTTTGTCATACTGACCTCGTTGTGAATTAACCGCTTTTCAAATCTTTGGTCGGATTGAAGCGGTTTTTTTATGCTCGTCTGGTGGTAAAACACCAGACACCTTTACTCTTCTTCTATTTCAACTTTCTTTTCAAAAAATGGTCCTGATAAAGCGGGTCTTATTGCACTTGCTAAGATAGATACCTTCATGCGACCTCAACTTGCGTGTTCATGCTTGATAAATCGCTAGAAATCGACGTTAATACTTCACCGATATCATCAGCCAACACGACAGACAAACGCTTTAGAACGTTCAGTTTAAGGCCTAGATCTTCAATGGAAACAGGCTTTTGATTAAGTTTATTTTCTAAATCAATAAAAGCTTGTTCGATTGAATCAGACTTGTTTTGAATTTCTTTACCTGGTGAAGAAGACGCAAGCGTTAATGAACTCGTTTTTGTGGAAACGGATATTTTTGCCAGAGAATTCCCTGTGGAATTTAAACCTAAATGTTCTTTGCCGGCTTTCAATAGATATACTTCGCCCTTATCAGTTGTAGAGGCAAGGTTTAACGTTTTAAGCCCTACCAAAGCGTTTTTAATCACACTTCGGTCACGCTTAGTTACTACCATCAGTTTCTTTATGCTGGATTGTTTCGGGTATTCTCTTTGAAGTTCGTTCATTACTTCAATTTCATTTAAAGATAAGTTCATACAGGTCCTCATTTATTGTTATTTTCGGTTGATTAAGCAGCTTTATCCCTCATAGATTCATCTCTCATAGCAACTTCAATCACTTTGAATTTATCCGAACCTATAACCTTTCCATTTCTGAATCGTGAAAGTGAGGCCTTACCAATTCCGGTCAACTGGCTTAACTTTGCTAACCCCCCATAAGGAAGATCCCGCAATCGTTCTTGAAGATTAATCATCTCTGAATCAGCTAGAGCTTTAATGCGTGACTTTTGTTTCATATCTGCTACCATTTAACTAGTTAATAATTTGTTCAATTAACTCACATATGAGTCAATTTAACGTAAATAGAGCGCATAAGCAAGAATGAAAAATTGGATCGATACACTTTTTTCGACACTACCTAGAAAAGTTGCTAGTAAAATGCCAGCTGATCTAGTTGATGACATCCCAAAATTGATTTTACAGATGAATGTAGAACAGCTTATGGATGTGCATAACATAAAAAATGCACAAGCTTTAAGTCTTCTTGTGTCCGAAAAAGATTTGTCGTTAAGCAAAGCTCAAATACAGCGGGTTATGACTGCAGCATCCGACAGTTCAGGAAGTACATTAATAAAGATCGCCTCTGGTTTACATCTAGCTTCAGAGGATTATTTTTATTTATATAGCGCTCAGGGGTTCGATACCGACGGAAACGCGATAGCAAAATATTATGATATTGATCATTCTATCTTAATTGACTGTGCACAAGATGCATACACTGTACTAGCTGATAACTCGGGTAGTTTTGATGTAGGGCAGTTTATAAAGATGTCAGTGAGTGGTTATAGAACTATAGCTAGAAGAAAGAAAGACAATTAAAAATTAACGTTGCGATATTGTCGATATCGCAACAATTAAATTACACCTCAATACAATTTAACTCATGCATCAGGGCTTTCAAATCAACATCTTCGTTTAACTCTTTAAGTAAAACTCGACGTTCAACTAATAATTCATGTAAGCAGAGGGCGCGTTTCTCTCTATCTTGCAATGAATCCAATTTATCAAAACTTTTCACCCAGCAATGTAACTTTTCTGTTAATTTTTCTTGTTTTTGCCTTGGTGATACTACAACAATCTTATATGCTGCGAGTCCGAGCGTAAAAAGAACTACTATCAGAATTAGACTGACAATCTCCATTATTTTCTCCGTGATTTAATAGTTTTAAAAACCAATTTCCATATATTGAAAGCAATGCCATACCATTTAAAGATTGAACTACCACTTTATAAGCATTGTATTTGATAGATTCCCCGAACAACTCAATAGAGAATAACGGGACTGTCAAGTAATCGGTCCTAAGAACGGCATAATCAAGATGATTTAAGCCGTGAAATCCCACCTGAAAGATATAAATAAAACCTAGCCACTCAGCGAGTTTTGTACGATATAAAGGGTTCATTTTAATTAGAAAAATAATACATGCTAATTTTATGAAGCCAATTGATGAGCCAAATAACCCCCAATATTTCCAAGCATCACCCATACCATAAAAATAAGGACTGATGAAATGACCCATTATTGAACATAAGGTAACAGCAAAAATAATCATCCTATCTCTTTTGATATGGGCGCTTAATGCCACGCCTAAGATACCAAAACAAATAAACCAGTTATCCATTGTATAACCAAATAAACTTACTAAGCTAAATTCCATTTTACCTGTCCATGATTAAATTTTACGGTGTTTCCGTTTCTGGTGGTTTCTTAGGTGGTCGTTCAGGTAGCTCACCATTACCATCACCACCATTATCATCCGCCGCGGATTGTTCAGACAAAGCAATTGCTTCTGCTGATAATGTAACATTGTCAGTGTTGCTTGTAACTACTTGTTCAGTAGATACTTCTTCATTTTCTGTTGCGCTCTCACTAACCGGTCGAGCAATGTTAGTCGTTGTCGGTTTTGTACCGACTTCAGAACTTTGTACTTGCATTTTTATTCCTTATCTAATTATTGGGTTATTAAGTTCAATTAGCTAATTGAGTGTTAATAAAATAAATATAACTAAATCACATATTACAAAATATCCTCACTCTAGTCCATCAAAGATCTAGTTAAGCTAAAATAGATCACATGTGATTCATTTAATTGTTGCATATGTGAGTCAGTTAATCTATATTAAATCCCATAAGAACAAAAAAACACATAAAACAAGCATAAACATTAACAGTTTATTAACTATAAAGGGATGATTATCATGAATTATTTTGTTACAGAACAAGTTTCAATCAACGCTTACGCAGATAACAAAATAAACACGATTGAATTAATTAATGAACGTGCAATTAATGAATTAATCATTAACGGATTAGGTGATAGCACTTTTGGTGAAATTGAACTTGACGATATATTGATTTCAGTAAGTCAAAACGAGTTGATTATCCCTATTCTTTACAAGCTAATCACAGGTGATTTATTCGCAATGAGTGAGCTGAGGTTACTTGTTAGAGGTATAGCAGAAGAGAAAATTCAAAAGATGGCTGATTCTATTAGCCATTAAGAAAACGGCCGCAGTTCTTGGTGGAGTAGCGGCCATTAACCACCGATAACAAACGTTATCGGGCTGACAAACGGAGAGTACATTATGCATACAAATACTGCAAACGTTAATAAGGTATTGGACACCATTTCTATGGCTATATCAGCAGGTAACCGCGCTGGTATGAATATAGGAAGCTCATTCCAATTAAACTTTTTCTGCGTTATCTGCATTGGTCATCACATCAATCGAGCTATCGATTTGGAACAGCATGACGCTAATTTAAAACTAAAGGCGTTGCTTCAAGATTTATACGCAATAGTACCTGCTGAAAACGCCATGCAAGGAGCTCTCTAATGAAATTTATAGTGACTTGTCATTCAACCAGTTCCACCAAATGCGGCAGCTGTGATTCTCTCCAGCAGTTGCCGCCCCTAACGGGAGGTAATAATCATGTTTAGTATTTTCGGAAAAAGCCGACAAGCAGCAAAAAAAACGGTGGATAAGCTAATGATGAATGACAAAAGCGATATCAGCCAAGAGCTCGTTAAAATGAATAAAGCTTCGCAAACTGAAAAGCAAGCGCTGGTTGATAAATACATTGATGAAACATTTTCTGATATGAAGCCAATGCGTTGTACACATGAATTTAGTACCCCAAAAATTGCCATAGAAGCTTTCGAAATGATGAGAGATGACAAGTCTAATTTTTGTGATATCTCAATTATGAAAAAAGTCCCAAAACTAAATGCTGAAGCTTATGCAGTGATCAGTAAAGCAACGGGTAAGCCATTAATGAAATGGATACCTCTTCATGAAGAGCACCAACAAGCTGCAGAGGCAGCTTAATTTATAATAAAAGGTAATAACTATGTGGTTTAACAATATCTATTTTTTCGCTTTTACTCGTCAATTTACTTTAACAGTAGAGCAACTTGAGCAGCACCTATCTGAACATTTATTTACACCTTGTGGCTCAACTGAACAATCCCATTTTGGTTGGGTTAATGCACTAGGTAAGCATGGCCATTCAACTGTTCATGAATCAAATGGCAGCATGCTTATATGTGCTAGAAAGGAAGAGAAAATAATTCCTGCTCCGGTTATCAAAGATATGATTGAAGCTAAAGTTGAATTGCTTGAAGTTGAACAGGGTCGCAGTGCAACTAAAAAAGAACGAGAACAATTTAAAGAAGATATTGTTTTTGAGCTGTTACCCCGCGCATTCTCTCGCGTTGTTGATACTCATGCTTATATATGCCCCGAACAAAACATCATTGTTGTTAATTCAAGTAGCCGCGGTAAAGCAGAAGATTTACTCGCCCTACTTCGTAAAGTCATTGGCACATTACCAGTAACAAGTGTTTCGCCTGAAAAAGCCCCTGACGAACTCATGACAGAGTGGTTAAGTGATAAGAGTATTGGCGATAAATTCACGTTAGGAATGGAAGCTGAACTTCATGCACTTGGTGATGATGGTGCAATTATTCGTGCTAAAAACCAAGACCTAGCAAGTGAAGAAATCAAAAAGCATTTAGATGCTGATAAGTACGTTGTAAAAGTTGCGCTTGAATGGGATGAATCAATGTCCTTCATTCTTAACGATGATTTATCTATTAAACGCCTTAAGTTCTTCGATGTTATTCATGAGCAAAACGATGATATTGATAGTGATGATGTTATAGCGAAACTTGATGCAGACTTTGCGCTCATGTCTGGTGAATTGAATAGGTTTATTTACGATTTACTCAGCGAATTTAACGTAAAAGCCACTGATTACTTAGAAGGTAGTCACGAAGTGATAAAGCTCAAGGAAATAGCTGAAGATGACGAGCAGGACTCTCTATACGACGAAGCTGAAGCATTTATCCTTGAAAGTCGCAGGGTATCAATATCAAGCATCCAACGTAAGTTTCGTATTGGCTACAACCGAGCAGCTAGGCTAGTTGAACAGCTCGAGGCTAACGATGTTATTTCGGAACCTGGTCACAATGGTTCAAGACAAGTTTTAAAAGCAGCGTAAATAAGTAGGCGTCTTTATGGCGCCATAAATTCACATAATAATTCTTGGTGGAGTAATTATGCAAGCACAACAAACAGAACAAGCAGAAAACAACGTTTTACCTCTTGGTTTAGCAATCACTCAATTATTCGAAGCTTACAATGCTGACGCTGACGAGCATAACGATATACTTGAAGAACTCAAAACCTCTGAGCAAGAAAACACCTTCCTTAAAATGCAATTGTCTAATATGAGCAAGCGTTTAGATATTGCCCTTGCTGATGTTGATAACTTAACAAGTGCTATCCGAGCCTTTGAAGATAAAGAAAAGGATTTCAACAAGCAAGCTCAAAAAGTTACGGATAACGCTGCACAGCAAATTCAGATGCTTGAACAGGCGAATCGTGAAAAAGCGCAAATGAGTACAAAACTTAATGACGCACTTTTGACTATTGCTTCTTATAAACAACTCGGCTCGCCTAAGAAAATTCGTGATAAAAATAAAGGCTACCAAGAACGTGCTGCAAAATATGTAGCAGCTGAAACACAGCATAAAATCGAAGTAAAAAAATATCGTCATGCAATCACTAAAGCTGAAGATGAAGTAAAAGAAATCACTTACCGTTTGCGCGAAATAGATATGACTGAAGCATATAACGAAAACGGGGATCACTTGTGGTTATTTCCTAAAGTTATGCAAATCCCTTCTCGCGGCATGACCGGTAAAGAGATTAGTTTCTTATATCTAAATGATGATGGTCGCGGTTGTTTAATGACTCTTGATGAAGATGGTGAAATTGTACTAGGTAAAGCCCCTGTGCGTCCTAAGACATCGACTAAGGACCATGCAGCTATGATGCTTCGAAAATTTAAAAGCAAAGGTTGGACTATTCAGGTTGACGATTTACAAGCGATGGGTGGTTAGTATGGCTATCTTAGTAAAAAGCACCTCAAAAGCTAACGAAAAGAATCGTTGGGGTACAACGTGGCGATGTAATAATCATGCAGCTAGATTAACCGGCCATGCGTTTCTTCTTGATGTTTGCGCAGAAAAAGAAACAGCTAAATGTGCAAATTTTATCAGTCCTGAAGAGAATGCGTTTAATGTAGATTGGAGGCTTCGTCTTTCTCAGATTGAAAAGAACATTGCCAATATTGAAACAGTTCGTCATCCATTCAAGCAAAGTGCAATGTGGTGTAACCCTCCATTCGATAACAAGTTTGAATTTATTGAAGAGTGTTACCGTTACAGTAAATTAGGCGCAACTATCGTCATGCTATTGCCTTGGGAGCGTACTACCGGATGGTGGCGGGATTTGATAAACAACAAAGCGGCTCGAGTGTTTGTTCCTGATGGTCGTTATCCATTCCTTGATATCGATGGTAAAACGCAAAAGTCAGGCGTTAATTTTTCAAGTTGTTTCGTGGAATTTTCACCCCGTCATTTTAATATTACTGAGTACGTTGATTTTGTTCGTGCTGATCTAGATAGAAAAATTGTATTAGGGAGAGCTGCGTAATGAACAAATCAAACCCACAATTCACTGTCAACATCAGTGATGGTGAACTAAGTATCTGGTTAGATAAATGTGATGAAGTTTTTCTCAAGAAAGTAACATTAAGTGTTTGTGCAAAGCTTAGAAGATTTGGCTGGGCTATTAGAACTCCCTATGGAGAAATCGACACTTGCTCAAGTTATGGTAAAACATTCAACAAAAAATGGACCGAGCGATTTAGAAAAGGTGAACATTCAGGTCTTGAGTTTGAATCTTATATTTCAGGTAGGTGCCTTACTTTTTCATTTTGGGAAGATGTTATTGATCATAAGGCTGACAATTCAAATGGTGGCCGGTATATTTTTAATAAAGAAAGCAAGATGCCCTATTTGTTACGCATAAGAACACACCTAGTTCGAATGCAAATACTTAAGCACCTAACCAAACATTATGATGTTCTTATTGGTAAAAATTCTATGGAGTTTCCGCGCAAACGCAAATTAGCATTTGACCTGGTGCAAAAGAGAATTAAATCAAGCGGTCATTATGTAGCAGAGCTTGGTCATGCAAGAATCACTGACTCGTACCATAAATCAGCAGATGGAGTAACTATTGAGCATGGTATGCCTGTTTACGCATTAGATTATCGTGGTCGGTTTATTAAAGGTGTTGCCTATTACGACTTAAATATGAACTGGAATGTAATTACAGGAAAATATGATTATTCATGTATTTCGAACAGCTCAATTTATGTAAAAAAACCTGATAATTTACGAGTTAAACAAAATACATATATACGCAGACGCGAACTAGAAAAAACAATGAGCCGAGCTGTAAAGTGCATGGACTTCGATAAAGCCAAAGCAGTTAAAGCTCAATTATTCGGTGATGAACCACTTTACCATGTGATAAAGGATGGCCTTTATTATGGATCTAATGGCAGTGGCTATACCTCTGACACTATTGATGCCGGTAAATACACAGAGTCGGAAGTTAAGTACTACCGAACTCAATCATACCTAACTGTTAAACCAATATTTCAGGAAGCTGCGTAATGAAAATCAATGAAGAAGCACTAATTCAAGCGATCTGGACTTATCAATTAAAAACACTATGTAAAGGTGTTTTGCATAATTATGTCGGTGGGAGGTATGGCGTAGTTGATGAATCATGGTTCCTTAACGCTTCAGGTATTCACACATGTGAACGAGGATTGATAACTGACATGTTAGGCAAGCAACAAGCATATAAGCGCATTCGCTCCCTTATTGAAGACAAATATGTAACTTGGGCTCACAAAAAACATACATTTTTCATAAATACACCACAATCAAAAGAGGCTTTCTTATCAGCTCGAACATTTTGGTTGTCAAAGGGTGTCCCTGAAGGTTTTGAAGAAGGTCGAAGTCGATGTATTCCATTGGAAAACCATCAACAATTAGTGGATGACTGCTATGAACATCTTAGGTCGGGATTTAGATCTGTAGATTGGCTTCAGTTACAAGATAAGTTGGCGGCATAATGAAATTCAAATTCACATGTGAACTATGCAAAAAAGAAGTTAAACGTGGCAGAAGATTTAACTTCGATATTTTTGAAGCTGAAACAAATACAACGTCAAATGGCCATGTTTGTGCGGATGATATATGTACATCATGCGCAAACAAGTTAACTAACAAAATTAACAGTATGAGGAAGTAAGGCAATGAATGCAGCACTTCAAATAGATCAGGTTTCGCAGTTACTTGTTTGTGGTAAAGAAGCCCTTGAATTAGTAGAAAAATTAAATGTACGAGTTGTAGAGCTAGAGAATACAGTAATTGAACTCCGCTCAAACAATGGTGATGAGGGGTGGGTTGTACTATCTTTAGCAGCAAAACGTGTAGGATTAACACAGCCTGCATTACGACAACGAATTAGAGCCCACAAGTATCCTGAAGATGAAGTTTGGAGACAGAAGGACGAAAGAGGGACTATAATGGTCAATATTGCAGCTTTACGAAGTCACTTATGACATGGATAAAAAAACTGAAGATAAATTAAAACAAGCAACTGGAGTGAATATTCATGGCGGCAAGCTAAGAGTTCACTTCAAGTTGCCTGGCAATGTTCGCTATACGAAAAAATCAACAGGATTAACAGTCACCGAAAACAATATAGCACTGGCAATAAATCGCCTATCAGCAATTAACCTAGATATTGCTTCAAACTTATTCGATGTAGATCCTAACTTCTTTTGGCGAAAACATTTTCCAACTGACAATAATCACGCCACCGAACGCACTACCCTCTCAGATTATTTTGAAATATACGAGATACTCAGAGAGGATGAGCTGTCATTTTCTAGTTTATCAAAAATCGGTACATCTAAACGCTGGGTTAAGAAGCATGGTTTACTTAGTTTTGACGTGAAAAAAATTACCCACGTAGAAATCGAGTTATTACGTAAACGGGCTTTAACGACATTAAAACTATCAACAGTACGCGAATATCTACTGACACTTAGGCTAGTGCTTGATGAAGCGGTTAAAGAAGGCCGAATTGATTTTAATCCTTTCCTAAAAGTTAGAAGAATTAAACAAGAAAGAGATCCTACAGAAGAAGATCAGGTTGACCCATTTACTCAAGAAGAATTGTCGCGGTTATTATCTGTTGTTCATTTAAGGCAAAGTAAAGATATGGTCGAGTTTTTGGCATGGTCGGGTTTAAGACCTGGTGAAATGAAAGCACTCGCTTGGGAAGATCTTGATCTAGAAAAAGCTACTTTGCACGTCCGATACAATATTAATCGCAAGGGCCTACTTAAACCACCTAAAACTTCTGCAGGCATCCGTAAAATTGAATTAATGCCATTAGCTTTCGAGGCATTAAAAAGGCAACGAGAATACTCCTACATGTTACCAGCGGTTAACGAGACAGTACATCTCAAGCATAAAAGAACAAAACAAGTAATGAGAAGAAGGATATTTTTAAGTCGTGACAATAAGCCTTACAAGCGACCTGAATTAACAACTATGAATCATCAGTGGGCTGAATGGTTACGGAAAGCAAAATTAACACATCGACCGGCTTATCAATTAAGACATACTTTTGCTAGTCAAATGTTAATGGCTGGAGCTGAACCAATATGGTTAGCTAAGCAAATGGGTCATACCGATTGGGGGATGATTCGTAAAATTTATGGTAGTTGGATCGAGGAAGAAAGACCTGATCATAGGGCTGAGATTGCTAAAAAGCTAGGTCAATCTGACCCATATATGTCCCAAGCAGCCAGCACTAAAAGTTAACTGCTTGTTCCATATGAAAAATAAGGTCTAAAACGGCATTTTCATCCCTGGTGGTAATTGCATACCGCCAGTTAATGAACCCATTTTATCTTTATTTTGTTCTTCAACACGACGCACTGCATCGTTAAAGGCTGCTGAAATTA